AGGCCAGTTCTACCTCCCGGTAGAACCCTGCGGCCTGCAACTTCTTCAGGTCATTCTTTGTCTTGCGCATGACGTGCGTGACCCGCTCGGCCTTGTACACGTTTGACGCTCCATACGGCATGATGATGTCTTCAGCCGGGATGAACGGCGCAGCCTGACGACCCATCGTCGGGTCGTAGTACACCTTCTTGAATGCCGCGCCTGCGAGGCCCAGGTTGTAGAGCATGCGCTCATGCTCGGGCCGGTACTCGATCATCTCGTCCGTGAGGCGGTAGTTCATGTCATCACGGACACGCTCTGCGGCTTCCTCGTTCTGCTTAGTCACCTCACCAACGATCTGGGTCTTCACCGGGCCTTGGGCCGGGAATGTCTCGGTGATCATCTCGGACTGGAACCGGATCGCTGCTTCCGTGAGGATGGGGGAGTACACACCACACGCACCGAGCCAAGGCTCTGCACGCTCCTCGTACTTCATCCCCAGGACTTCCAGTCCCTTGACGTACATGTCAGACCAGTCCTTGCGGCTGCTGATGTCAGCATCCACCAGACCGATGAGTTCAGATGCCAAGTTCTCCAGGGCACCCTCATCCATGTACTCGGCGAGGTTGTCATCGAATGACTCCTCACCATCAGTTTCGTCCTCGGGCTCTAGATCAATCTCGACCCCACCGGCCACGATCCTCATGGACTCAGGGTTCTCGACCTCAATCTCCAGAGCAGGTTCTTCAGTCAGCATCTCCGGGTCAAGCGGAGAAAGCGGCGAATCAAAGTTGGTAGCCATGATGTTCCTTAAATCAGTTTTACCTTACCGCCTTCGCGGTAGTTGTCGGGCATGGGGACACCACTCCTTAGAAGTGCCTGCGCTTTTGCAATAGAGTCCCGTTCTTCCTGGCGCTTGCGAGCGTACTCTGCTTTGATCTCGGGCGATAGCGTGCCGGGAGCGAGTTCTCGTGGCGTCAATCCCAACGGTAGAAATGATTCGGCAAGTTCGCTCGCGTTTGCACCGCCTGCACCGCCAACTAGCGCAGCGGCAATACCTGCCTTACCCCCAAGCCGTGCAGGCTTGGGATGCACCTCAGTAATCTTGTTACCGAAATGAACCCCACGCCCAGTGTCCCCAATTGGGCTTTCCGAGCGATAGACCTCTACTGGACTCATACCAACCTGGGGTTTGGTTGTATACGGCACCTGAGCAAGTACAGCCCCCGCCTTACGCGGCCCGTAGTCCTCAAGTAAAACCAACTGAACCTTACCTGTAGGTTTACCGTCTTTACTCAGTTCGGGGACGAGTTTGGTCGCCATGTCTGGGTTCTGGAACATTCCGCCAATAATGCTGACATCTTGGGGGGCAATGAACACGGTCTTACCAGACCTCGGTTGAATCCCAGATCGCGTGTCTTTGTGCTTCTCCCCGCTCCTGTTGCGGGTAGTTGTGGCATCAGCATGGTGTGCATAGGTTGAACCACGTTCAGTCCTAAACACAGACTCGATGTCTTCGATGCCGGTTGGCAACTTAAAAAGGTCTTCGTAATCCACGACCACCCCCTCAGTAGTACCCGGCTCTACGCGGGCTCTTGAAATAGCGAATCTCATCCTTCTCGTCGGTAGGCAGGCGGATGAAGCCGCCCTGACGGAACCGCATGAGGGCCATCACCGTGGAGTCCACCAAGTCGTCGTTACTCATGAACGGGAATCCTGCGATCTCCTCGACCACTTCTTCCGCCCACCGAGTCTGTGGAACCCAACACAATCCAGACTGCACGATGTCAGCCACGGAGTTTAGACGTGCTAACTTGTCACCGCTACCCCGGTGAGGTGTGTATTCCTGCACCGGCAAGCCCATGCGGCGCATTTCCTGATACAGGGCGGTACCGGCAGATTTCTTTTCCACGATGAACGCATCAGGCTCCCACTCCTTGTATTCCTCAAGGGCGAGTTTCTTGAGTTCAGGAAACTCCACACGCTTCTTGATGGAGTTGAGCAGGACGATCTCGTACCGGTCAGACTCCTCGTTCATGAACACGCCCCAGGTAGTCAGGGCGGTGAAGTCGGCACGGTTGTTTGTCTCCGCAGCGGCGTCCAAAGACATGATGATGTACTCGCACGAGGGGGGATCTTCTTTCTTCCACTCCTGCCACCACTCACGCTTGACGACCGAGGCTTCTTCTGCGGTGGGGTTCTGCTGATACTGGGCGTTCCACTGGAACACCGGCATGGACGCCTTGGTACGGTACAGCGCCTTGAGATCAAAGAACTCCGGCCAAAGCGGTTTTTCTATCGTTTTGTCAGGATCTGACGGGCTTGGGACGTTGAGGATGGCAGGAAACTCAACAACTTCATACTGATCTGCACCCTCGTTTTGAGTCATGTCACGGGTTACGCGACCCGTCAGATCATCCAAATGCCACCGTGTCTGCACGATGGCCACACGACCACCCGGCATCAAGCGCGTTCTTGCGCCGTAGGTGAACCACTCGTACGCCTTCTCAAACACGTCGAAGTTACCATTGATGATGTCCTGCTCGTTGTGTGGATCATCAACCAATAACAAGTCAGCACCACGTCCAGCAAGTGCGGATCCGACGCCGCACGCAAAATACTCGCCGCCAAAGTTGGTGTTCCACCGCCCTGCGCTCTTGGAGTCCATGGCCAGAGACACGGTGGGGAAGACCTGCCGGTACAGGTCAGTGTCGATGATGTTTCGCACCTTCCGACCGAAGTCCACGGCCAGATCCGTGGTGTGCGACACCATCAGCACCTTCTTATTTGGGTACTTTCCCATGAACCATGCAGGGAAGTAGATCGAGACCAACTGACTTTTGCCGTGGCGGGGCGGCATGTTCACGCAGATCCGGTCCTTGTCCCCACTGGCGATGTCCATGAGCAGGTTGGCCAGACGCCGATGGTGCTTACCCACCTTGTAGTCGGGCTGCATGTGCTTGCAGAACTCGATCAGGTCGTTCTGGCACCTCTGTGCGTGCTGTCGCTCCTCCAGAATGGAGGCGATTTTCAGGATCTCGGCCTGTTCTTCCGGGGCAAAGTGGTCGATGTTGTCCAATAACTGCTGAACTTCTTCGGCAGAGAAGTCCAAAGCGGCAGAAAGCACCGCTTCAGTCATCAGAGTCCTCGATTTCGCTCTCGGGCGCCAGAATTTCCCCGTTTTTGGGCGGATCCAGGCCCAATTCCGCGTCCACGTCGATGATTTCCCCGTCCAACTGCACCGGTTTGGTCAGTTTCACGAGTTTCTCGCGCAGTTTTGCACGTAGTTCGTCGGTGGACTGGTGGGTAACCGTGACTTCTGTCTTGTCGGCGAAGAGCCCCACGTCCGAAACCTTGCCCAGGAGTTCCAAAGCACGGATTCTGATGCGTGGATCGGGGTTCTGAGACTCTTCAATCAGCCGGTTTGTCACTGCGTGGCGCAACTCCACGGCGTGGGTGACCACTGCACGCCCATACTCATCCAGATAAGACCGGATGTTGATCAGTGAGGCCGGGGTCAGAGTCGATGCACGGACGTGGGTAACCTGTTGGGAGGTCGTTTGCGGGTCTGCCGCATAAGAAGACAGTAGTCCGGCAGCGGTTTCTTTATCTGCTTGGGACTCCTGCACCTCCAGCCCGTGCTCTTGGAGCAGTTCCACAGAAGCGCACGCAGCCCTTGCGCGTTCACGCAGGTCCACGTAGTCCGTATCGGGCGGGATCTCGATGCCGAGTTCCACAGGAATTTCAATTGTCATGCGCAAGCCAACGAGGGGTTAGCCGAATGCAGCGGAATGTAGCACAAGATTTTTTGAAATGGGAGGAGGTTGGGACTCCTACCGGGGGGTGTTTCTATATAGAGGGGGTGGGTTAGGGTTTACCCTGGGGTAATTAAGGGGGAGGGGGGTCAATTTGCTCCAGTTGCATTTCGTTTGTGTGGAATAGCATGCCTAGACGCGCGTGGGGCCCACGCTGCCAATATGCCCTCCCCCCGGATGGGTGGGGTCGCGCCGCGCCGGATTCGGTTTTCCCCTGGCCATGGCCATGCGGCGCTGCCGCGCTGCGGCCCCCGCGCCAGAATCTAGTCGGCGACTAGATTATCTGATTGTGCGTTTCCCTTGCGGATCGTGTCAGAACATCACACAATTCAACCCATCGGTTCACACCACGTGTTGATGGTGTGCCGATTACCTGAAAGGTACTGATCATGAACGCAACCGTTAAGTTTCCCTCTGCTGCCACGTGCACCATTGTGATTGACGCCCTCAAGGGTGACGTGACTCAGTCGAATCGTTGGAAGAAGGCCGCTGACGCCCTCAGTGCTGATGGTGTTACGGCAGCATCCTTGGCAACCGTGAAGAAGGGTGGCAATGAGGATCTGCGCACCTTTGTGAAGGCCAAGATCGTGATGCCCTCATTCACTGCCGCTGAACAGCGTTTGCTTGAGACCCCCACGAAGGGCCTGAGTGATGAAAAGAAGGGCAAGAAGGCCACCCTTCAGATGGACGTGGGTTCGCGCCTCAGCAAGATCGAGCGCCACCTGCAAGCCGCTGAGGAGGCCGCTGCCGCTGCCCTTGAGGGTGAGTCAGAGGGCGCAGGCGCGAAGAAGCCCACGAAAGAAGATACGTGGCGCAAGACCCTGAGCACCATTGTGGATCAGGCACAGAAGGCCGAGGGTGCGAAGGTCAACGATGTGTCGGCCTTCATCAAGGCACTCAAGGACGCTATCGCACGCATCCAGTAAGACCCTACCCTTTGAGCCCCGCTTCGGCGGGGCTTTTTTTTGTCCTAAGTTTTTTGGGTGGGATCTCCCCACCCTTGATGCCAGTGACTCACAGCAGCGGCGAGGGGCGCGGCGAACATTACGTGTGAGCCAGTGATCCCCCTCCGTCAGTGAACACCGTATAACAATCTAGTCGGCGACTAGAAAAAGATGATGCCAGTGACCTACAGAAGCGGCGAGTGGCGCGTGACAATGTTCGAACTGTTCGGTGATTGACGTGTTCGACTGTTCGGTTTCTGATCTGTACGACTGTTCGTTTTTTGGTTGCGTGAACTGTTCGGTTT